TTAATGATGACGAAGTATTAGCAACTGTGCAAGATCCAACAGATATCTTGCATAAATTTTAACAACATAGGAAGGACACTATGCCAGAGGAAGAAAAAATAAGATCGAGCGAAAAGCCGGTTGATCTAGATACATCAGGACCAGAGGTCGATGTAACTCTAGAAGAAAGCAAAGAGGAAACAGTAGTTGATACTGCTCCAGAAAAAACGGAACAAGAAACAGTAGTAGAAGAAGTAAAAACGGAACAAGAAAAAAAGGAAGATGATTCAAAATTAGAAGACTACAGTAAAGGTGTGCAAGCTAGAATTGCTAAACTTACTCGTAAGATGAGAGAGGCAGAACGTAAAGAAGCTGCTGCTCTTGAATACGCTGCTGCAGTCGAAAACAAAAGAAAACAAGATCAGGTAAGGTTTAATAAAGTTGATTCTGATTATAATGCTAAATTTGAAGAAACTGTAAAATCTGGAATGGAAATGGCACAAAAGCAATTAGCTACAGCCATTGAAGCAGGTGATGCAACAGCTCAAGTTGAAGCAAATAAAAAAATTGCTGAATTAGCATTCGAAAATGCTAAGATAAAGCAAAGAAAAGAAGAACAACCAGTTGAACAAGAAAAACCTGTAAGACTATCCGACGGTGGACAATTACCAGAACAAACACCAAGATCATTACCAGAAGCTGATCCTATGGCTGAAGAGTGGGCTGCAAGAAATAAATGGTTCGGAACAGACAGAGCTATGACATTTACTGCGTTTGAAATTCACAAAGATCTAGTTGAAAAAGAAGGTTATGACCCTAAATCAAATGAATACTATGAAGAGATTGACAAACGAATTAGAGTTGACTTTGGACATAAATTTGGTAATAATGAAACTAAGCAAACGAACAGGGCCGTTCAGTCGGTAGCTTCAGCTAACAGAAGCTCAAAACCTGGTCGCAAACAAGTGAGACTCACATCGTCTCAAGTAGCAATAGCTAAAAAATTAGGTGTGCCACTCGAAGAGTATGCAAAACAATTAAAACTCACGGAAGGAGCATAAGCATATGAAAAAAGATACAATAAAAACTTCTCGTGCGGCTGGAACTCGGTCAAAAACTGAAAGACCAAAAGAGTACAAGCCTCCATCTTCTTTAGATGCACCCACAGCGCCCGATGGATTCAGGCACAGATGGATAAGAGCAGAATCAATGGGTTTCAATGATACCAAGAATATTCATGGTAGATTGAGATCTGGTTATGAGTTAGTGAGAGCTGACGAATATGAATCTGAACAATATCCTGTTGTCATGGATGGAAAATACGCTGGAGTGATTGGAGTAGGTGGCCTTCTCCTGGCAAGGATACCGGAAGAACTCGCGCAAAGTCGTGTTGATTATCAGAAAAGACAAACTGAAGGTCAAGACGAAGCTGTAGAAAACGACTTACTGAAGGATCAGGACAAAAGAATGCCGATGAAATTCGAGCGTTCAAGCAAAAACTTCGGTGGTACTAAGAAATAAAATTCTCAACACCAACGAATAATATAAACCGAACTGGAGGCCGTTTCGCGACGGCAGGTTCACAAGGAGAAAACAAACTATGGCAAATAGAAACACTCAAGGTTTTGGTTTGATCCCTTCAGGTGCGTTAGGTGGAACAGCAGCAGCTGGTGGACAGAACAAATACAAAATCGATAGTGGATATGGATCGTCTATTTATTTAGGACAGCCTGTGCAGTATGATACTGCCGGCGGTGCTAATGACAATCCGGGCTATATAATCAACGGACAAGATGCTATAACGAGACCGACGATTGGTGTATTTAATGGTTGCTTCTATACAGATGCAACTACAAATAAGCCGACGTTCTCAAGCTATTTCCCGAGAACAACAGCCCCCGCTAACAGCGAAGATGTCGATGCTTTTATTATCGACAACCCTCTTCAGCAGTACAACGTACAATTGAGCGCTAGACTTGCAGCAACAGCTGCATTAGCACAAGCTGAAATGGGTAAAACATTAGGTTTGACAGTATCAGCAAATGGAGCAGCATCAGCAAATTCTGGTTCAACTCTATCTGGTCAATCAAACTCTCAACTAACAGTTGGTACTGCGAGTAACGCAGTTGCTAACCAATGGAGACTGCTAAGAGTAGCAGAAGATCCTGAAAACGAGGATCTTATTACAACTCCACAAACGGACCCAGCATTAGCTAACTTTTCAGGTTACGCTACTGTTGTTGTTGTGGCTAATCAGTCACAGTGGTTCGGGTCAGGACAGGTAAGCGCATAATGGCAATATCAAGAGCACAACTAGTTAAAGAACTAGAGCCAGGATTGAACGCATTGTTCGGACTGGAATACAAAAGGTATGAAAATCAGCATGCTGAGATTTATACAACGGAATCATCAGACAGAGCTTTCGAAGAGGAAGTAATGTTATCTGGTTTCGCTAACGCAGACGTAAAAGCAGAAGGAGCTGGCGTATCATATGATGACGCGCAAGAGACTTACACTGCTAGATACACAATGGAAACGATTGCTTTAGCTTTCGCTATCACAGAAGAAGCAATAGAGGACAACCTTTATGACAGACTTTCTTCTAGATACACAAAAGCTTTGGCAAGATCTATGTCTAATGCTAAAGAAGTTAAAGGCGCAGCACCATTGAACAACGGTTTACCAGCAATTGCAGCTGGAACTGCTTTTCAAACAGGTGACGGCGTTAACTTATTCTCTACAGCACACCCAACAATTGCGGGAACTGTAGCTAATACTTTATCTACGCAAGCAGACTTAAACGAAACTTCATTAGAACAATCGCTAATCGACATTGCAGCGATGACTGATGAAAGAGGTTTAAGAATCGCAGCTAAAGGAGTTAAAATGATAATTCCTTCTGCGAATCAGTTCAATGCTGAAAGACTTATGAAGTCTCAAGGTAGAACTCAGACATCTGATAATGATCTTAATGCAATCAACAGTATGGGAATGATTCCTCAAGGTTACAGAGTGAACAATTTCTTAACTGACCCTGATTCATTCTACATTATCACAGACGTTCCAAATGGTATGAAAATGTTCTCAAGAACTCCATTGACAACTTCAATGGAAGGGGACTTTGATACTGGCAACGTTAGATACAAAGCTAGAGAAAGATACGCTTTTGGCGCTTCTGACTTTAGAGGTATCTACGGCGTTGAAGGTGCGTAAGCATAACTAAATTTTGTGGCGGGACATAGTCTCGCCACATTATAAATATACGGTGAGAAATGCTTAAAAAACTTAGAATTCAAATATTCGCTTATAAACATCATGCAGATTTTATTATAGAATCTGTGGATTCCTCTATTGATGTTGAAAATGCTATCATTGACAAATTAGGAAAAAATGATATAAAGTGGGAGTATCTTGGAGAAATGAATGATCCCAAGGTAAACAGAATAACCTATGAGGAGGTTATAAATGATGCAAGCACATCTTCAGGACCTGTACAAACAAAAGAAGGTTCTGGATCTAGAATGGGAGCAGGAGCATCTTAACGAGGGTAAGTATACTCTCAATATGGTTAGGATTGACAGAAAAGTCAGAGAAGTTATTAGCCATATAAAATTAGCAGAAGCTCGAAAAGAGCATCTAGTTAATAAGGTAGAAGACGCTGCCGCTCAAGTTTCTGTAGCTACTTAGTAAAAAGCTACATCGTTGGAAAAATTCAATCCACACTACACACCCTCTTGCACTCTACTTAAAACTACTATATAAAAAACTCACTATACAATTTTAAAATGATATATAGACGCGTATAGTCGACGGCCTAGAGACTATATATCTTAACTAGGAAAAGGAGAAAAATTATGGCAAACTCAACATTTAACGGTCCAGTACGTTCGGATAATGGATTTGAAACAATATCTAAAAACGCAACTACAGGAGCAGTAACTATTGAAGCGGATTACAATGTAAGACCTAACTTCAGAGCAGCTATTGACAATAGCACATTTGCAGGAGCAGGTGGAGCAACTGATACTTTAACAGTACAAGAATCAGGAACTACATTTATTGTAAATGGAACAGCAAACAATATAGTTAACATGCCTGCACTTAGCACAGACAACGTAGGAACTGTTTATCATTTTGTTTTAACTACTGCTGTTGGCGGTGGTGTTACAACTACTTTTGTTTTACCAGGAGCTGGTGTATCAAACTTTTTTGGTATGATC